GCAGCCACGGGTTCTTTACGAGCATTGAAGTCTGGTGCATAAGAACCACGACTGTTATCTTCCTCTGCTACCTCTTCATCCATACGACGAACAGGTGGTTTGTTACCTAAAACATAACCCAAACGCTTCTTCAGGTCATCATATGACTTGAACTGATCTGGTGCGGTAACAGCAGAAAGTGAATACTGCTTCTTCCATAATGCTTCTAGTGCATCATCGTCATCAAGTAATGGTGATACTGAATCGAACTCTGACTTATCATAGTTCCAGTAACCATCCTTCTTCACAATCTTCAATTTGAAGTTAGCACCTTGCCAGAAGTCAAAAGGATTGATTGGTGTTTCATCCTCAAACTCAGGTTGCATTGCTTCCATAACCTTATCAAAGATCTTCTTCCCAAACTTGTATAGGAAGATTTTACCCTCATTTTGAGGATTAGTAGGATCTTTTACAACATAGATGTTTGCATAGTAAGAGAGCTTACGCTTCTGCTTACGAACTACATCCTTGTCTGATTCATTACCACTGTTCCAGAGTTCACGATTGTATTCGGAAACTGGATCCTTGCCACCAGTTGTGGTCAAAGAGTTTTCAATATACCAACCACCTGGTCCTTGGAAAGCATGGGAATAAATTTTTACCCACGGAATATCCTCACCTTCTGGTGCTGGTAAGAAACGGAGAACGGCATAACCGTTACCTGTTTTATCAAGTTCTGGTTTCCAAAGGCG